TGCTGGTCTGCCCTGACAAGTCGTCACTCTCGATACGCAGATTCGCGGTGATCTTCAGCGTTTTGCCCTGGACTTTCTCCCCATCCAATAACAGCTGGTTCATAGGCCCACCAACTCGCGAACAAAGCTCAGCCCCTTTTCAGAGCCGACCAGGAGCACGCCGGCGGACATAACCCACTCATGACCAGGCGCCTCACCTTCCAACAATTCGCGGCGTAGTTCTTCGGCATTGCCTGGGCCAAGCATCCGCGCCCGAATACTGGTATCGGCCTGGCCGTCGTTGAGCAGCGCCTGCAGATCCGCCAATCCTTGGTCACGCTCCAGTTGCTGTGCCACTTTGCGGGTGGCGAGTGCAGCCAGATCAGCGATCGGTGAGCTGTCGGCGGCGTAGCTTTCCAGGACAGCGATCTGGCCTGCCATTGATTGCTGGGCGGCTTTGACCACGGTACAGCGCTCCAGGGGCAGAGCTTGCCAACGCGGGAGCGGGCCGGCATCCGGGATTACCCACTTTTCCGTTTCCAGTTTGGCCAAGTGGTGGGAACGGCGTTCTGTGCGCACTAGTTCGGGTAGTGGCATCAGCGCGTTGAAGCGCGCCAGGCTCGTTGCCAGATGATCGAAACGGGTGGCCAGGAACATCACGCAAAGGGCGTATTGCGGGCCCTCGGCGTTGCTTACAGCGGTTGCCCCGTCCAGCTTTTTGGCCAGTTCCAGGAGCAGGTTCGGTGCCGACAGAAAACGTTGGTATCCGCGGCCCTGGCCGATTCCGCTCTGGAACGGCGTCACCACCAGGCAAGCCGGGGCCTCGCCCAACTGCTCGGCCAGTGCCTTGCGGCCCGCCTCGATCGCCGCCCCAGCGGCAGCACCCACGGGCCCTGGGGTGGTTGTGGCAATATCCTTCAGGCTCTCAAGTCGTAGTCCGGTGCTGGCCAGCTCGGTACCAGCCAACGCCTTAGCCGCATCCAGTTCCCCCATCCACTGGGTGGACTGAGTCGGCCAGGTCATTTTCACAGGGGCCCAGTTCATACCGGAGCCGTCCATTTGATGGCCTGCATGGCCTTGAGATTTTTCGCCTGCAGTGCCTGTTCCAGGTCGCGTTTGACCTGATCGGCGTGCTGCAGGGCGGCCTGTTTGAAGCGAACCAGGTCCTGGTTGACCCGGTGCAACTGTTCGGCGGTATGCATCAGGAACTGCCGAACGCCATCGGCGCCGGTGCAGGGGTACGCACCGTCCAGGCCGCTGAACATCAGACCGGTCAGATTCACCTGGTCTGCCAGGCTGCTGGGGTAGCGGTGCGGTTCGCCCAAGGCGTTCGAATCAAACCCGCTTTCGACGTATTGCGCACAGCCTTGCGTGATTTCCGCCAGTTTCTCCGGGTACAGCTTGGCCAGGATCGCTGCAGTGTCGTCCACCCATTCACCATCTTTCCAGACTTGGTTCGGGCCTGGCTGCTTCATGGTGTAGCCCGCCGGAATTGGTTGCATACCGTTGAGCGTCAACGGTTCACCTGTAGCGATGCTGTAAACGATCAGGCCCTGGTAGTAGTCCACCAGTTGCCAGGCCTGGCCGTTCCAGTGCGCAGCTTTATGTTGTGGCACTTCCGGTGGTACGATCTCCACGCATCCGCCTGGGATCAGCCAGACACCAGGCTCCAGCGGTGAATACTCGGCCTGGGTAGTGCCGGTGTAGAGGCCCTGCAAGTCAGTTTGGTAAACAGTCTTTGTGGTCATGCTCGATCTCAATATTTGATGCAGTAGAGGAATGCCAAGTTTCGTGGTCGCGCCTCGTTGCCACCTTCTGCTGCTACCGTCACCGAATGGGTATGGCCGCCAGCACTTGCAGCAGTCCCGCTAAAGCTGTGCGCATGGTCGCCAGCAACGCTGGTATCGCTGTCAAAAGCAATGTTATCCCCACCGTTTCCTTCTAAAGAGGTGTTGTTTCTTGCCAGCCCGCGCCAAGTTTTGTGGCTGTGTGCCCCGGCGTTCCCCGTAGTACCGGAAACGCTGTGCATGTGCACTCCATCGACTGCGGCTGAGGCGTAGTGCGCGTGGTACAAGTTCTGACTTGCCTGCGAAGACCCGAGCGATCGGCCGGGATCCACATTCCGGCCATCATCCAGCCCCCGGATGAACTCGCCACGGGCGTCTGGCAGGTTGAAGGTTGTGCTCCCGTCGCCTGCTCCGAACCGTGTACCGATGGCAGCGAACAGATTCGCGTATGCGGTGCGAGAAACAGCTGCGCCGTTGGCTTTCAGCCAACCAGATGGAGCACTCGACAGGGCGAACGGTGCGACCAGACCGGGTGGGGCCGCTGCCAGCAGGCTGATGCCCAGACCCGAAATCTGAGAAACGTCGTGAGTGTGCGCTGCGGGTTGGACGGCGAGGTTCACGCTTACGTTGCCAGATCCGTCCAGGGCAACGGCGCCGGTAGCGCCACCGGTGAAGGTGATCGTTCTCGGCACTGTCCACTTGTTCGCCGTCGCAGCATTGCCGGTGATGTTGACACCGGTATAAGTGCCGGACAGTCGAGCGTCAGGAATGGTACCGGAGTACAGGTGGTTGGCATTCAGGTGGGTGACGCCGGTGCCGTTGCCGTAGAACACGCCTGACGTGTATATGCCGGTGCGGCCTATTCCCCCACTGATAGTCCCGTTGTAATAGACATAAAGGCCTTCACCCAGTTGGGTGGCGACGTTTGGATGTGCCCCCCGCAGCCAGGTGAGACCGTAATAGGACTTTGGTGTGAATTCGTCGGCGAGCCCCTCGCCATCGTAGCCAGCGCCCATTGCCCAGATGGCAGCGCCCCACTCAGTAGAGGCCCCGCCATTGCCGCGTTCGTAACCTCCGCTGATGCCCTGGTAGAACGCAGTCGGCCCCGTCACGGTGCCGCCAGTTAGCGGCAGCTTGCCGTCCAGAGCGGTTTGCAGGCCGGTGGTTTGGGCGATGGTGTGCGTGTGCTTGCTCGGGTCGATGGTGACCGCTATTTCCAGATTCTCCGAACCATCAAAGCTACCGCTACCGGTGGCACTACCAGTCAGGCTGATGGTCCGGGCAGTCGCCAGCCTGGCTGCCTTGCCAGCGATCGATGCCCCGGAAATGATCTTGTCGATCGCTGACTGCAGCAGCTTGCGTACAGCCTGGACCATAGCGGTTGTGGCCAGCACCGCCGCACTATCGTTGGCCGCGTCACTACTGATCGCGTTGGGGATCTGGTCCAACTCTACGTCAGCTTTTGTTGTGGCTTGGGCGCGTAGTTGCGGATATGTGCCAGCCTGGGCGGCGAAGTGTTGAACCAAGGGGCCCTGGATGGCCTCCATTGGGCGACGATCGATGATGGCCTGGGTGGTCAGGTCAGCCAGGGCGATGCAGTAGTGCTGTACGCCCAGACTGTCCTTGTAGTCGGGTTTGGTTACCGCACAGTCCAAACTCCAGCGAGCAACCACATCATTCAGTTGCCGCTCTAGGACAACGTCGAGCCAGACCGTGGTTGGCAGGACTGCCGCCGGCACGGCTTGAGCCGCCGCGACATGAACCCGCACGCCTTCGACGTATGCCAGTCCAGGTTTGATCTGGTAAGCGGTACCGACCTTTTCCACCTGCAGGGCGGTATCAAAGAAACAAGCGCGCCCGTACACATCGCGATTGCTCAGACGCTCGCGCTCGTCGATACCAGCCAGGCGCACAGTGAAGTCGTGTTGCCAGGTCTTGGCATCAATGGTGATTCCAGTCAGCTCCTGGGCGCCGTTGAACTCGACCAGGACGTTGCGTGTAACGTTGTTGCCGAGCTGTAGCGGCGGGATGTTTTTACGCTTCTGCTGCAGGGGCACATAAGCCACTGCGAACAGCACGCCCTCGGCGCTCTCCAAGCCCATCCAGTTCCAGTCGAAGTCGCCGATGTCACTGCCCAGCATGGCGCTGTAAACGACCTGGTTGGGGTTCACGTAGCCAGTATTCTCTGGCGGGATCGTGTAGGTGTGGACGATCTGAGCTGCCGGAGGCTTGCCTGCAGCGCGATCGACCGGCTTTTGCGGGTCCAGCCCGGGGATGTTGGCAAAGATGAAGTTGACCACGACCAGGGCTTGTTTCGCGCCCATCTTCTGGGCAATCAGGCTTTCGCCGGCGAGGGTGATTTTTGCCACAGGGCGGGCTCCTACAAGCTGGCGACCAGCGTCTGCTGGTCGTCGTTGAAATTGACGGTGACCAGGTGAAGGGTCACGGGGGTGAAAGTGACAAAGTCGTAACGTCGGCAAGTGCGCCCGTACTGCTGAATCAGCACACGCATCAATTCGGGACTTTCCGAAAGCTGCGAATCTGAGAGCGTCAGCAAGACAACATCCCAATCACGCTCCGGCATGCGTTCCTCGATCTCGACGTAACCCACGCCGAGGCGGCGCAAAATCCGTTTAAGGCCAGCGGTGCTACCGGCGTCCACCGCGTTGACAAAGGCGTATTTGACCCGCAGGCGGTAAAGGCCAGTGGGTTCGTCGTTGAAGCGCGTGATGTCGCGTTGCCAGGCCAACAGGTCCAGGATGGTCGGATGGCAAGTTTCCGCATCCATCTGCAAAAGTGGCCATTGCAGCCAGCCCTCTACCTTTTCCCACCAGGCCTGGGCTGACGCCTTGAGCTTGGCCAGCTCAGGCCCGCCGAGCCAGAACGGTAGTTTCAGTCGGA